CCATGCCGTGCCCTGCACCGGCGCGTCGAAGGGGAATGTGTCCCAGTTGCTCACGTCGTAGATGCCGCCGACCCCGGTGATGCTCGATGTGCCCTCGGCGCTCGGCACCAGCAGGCCGTCGCCGTAGCTGTATTCGGCGACGTAGGTGATGCCCTCGGTCGAGGTGGTGGCGGCGTCGCACTCGACCGCGCAGCCGTGCCAGACCTTGTTCGACGAGTTGCCGTTCGGCGAGGCGAAGTGCGGGACAAACCAGGCATCTACCTCGGCGCCATCGAAGCTCGTGCCGGTGTCAATCTGGTAAACGTAGCCGTCCTCTGCCCCTGCGAATATTACCTCATCGCCATCCGCATCCTCGCCAGAGCAGGCGCAATAGGCGATGAATGGCAGGGTGCCGGTGGTGATCTCGGGGAACTTTCGCCCGAGGTAGACCGCCACGAAGGAGCCGTCGTCGAAGAACCATCTGATCTGGTTCTTTCGCTTGACCGAGACCACGGCGCTCGGCCTGACGCCGGCGGCGGCCTTGGTCTCGAAGATCGGCGCGACGAGCTCGGAGACGCTGCCCATCTTCCAGTCGCCGAAGTCCTGGCTGGCGTCGAGTCGGCGGATGCCGCGGTCGTCGATGTGGTAGGGCTTCGGCCCCATCACCGGGCTCTCGGCCTTGGCACCGGCGATGGTGGTGACGTCCCTTAGCTCGAACGTGTCGGTGTCGCTGCCGGTCAGGTAGCCGATGCGGCCCTTGCCGTAGGTCATCAGCGAGGTCGAGACGCCGTCGATTAGGCCGCGGACCGGCGAGCCGAAGTTGATCTCGAAGGCGTCGTTGACCACCTTGAAGCTGAGCGGCCAGTTGATCTCGCTGCCGATCAGCGCGCCACGTTCAAAGCCAAGGATCAGATGGTTGGCATAGACCGCGATATGGGTGGGCGCGTCGACGCCCAGGTCCGAGACGATCGGCGTGAAGACCGCCCCATCCCACTCGAAGGCCGCGCCCAGACCATAGACCCCGTACATGCGGGTATCGGTGGTGGCCCCGCTGAAGGTGTGGTTGCGGAACCTGTAGCGGCCACCCGGCTGCATCGCCGGCGTGATCTGGCTGGCGAGCAGGTTGAGCGTGGTCGCCCCGACTCCGAGCGTGGCCGCCCCCGCAGTGAAGTCGCCGCCGGTGCGGCCGGAGAGCACGATGTAGCCACTGGCGTCGCCGGTCGACCAATCGCCGGCGCGGACGACGATGCGCTCGATGACGGCGCTCACGGCGCCCCGCTCCAGCGTGTCGCCCTCAACAGGCTCTTCGACATCGCCGTTGTTGAAGGTGATGCGCTCGTTGAGCGTGATCGCGGACCAGCCGGCGGTGGTTGCCATGAACATATTGCAGACGACCGCGCCCGGGCCGTCGCGGAAGGCGTAGACGTCGCCGGCGTAGGTCCAGACGCCACGCACCGCGCCAGAGCCGGTGGGCTTCTGGATCAGCGCCCGGCGGCGCTCCATCTCGGCGTGCAGCAACGTCGCGTCGATCTCGTCGGTCGGCGCCCCGCTCAGCGTCGGGGCCGCGGAGAGGGTGACCCTGGTGACGGCCGCTGTCTGCAAGCCCTCGCCGTTCTGGAACGTCCCTGACGTCACGTAGATGCCGAGGTAGCCGACCGCGTTAGAGCCGCCGTAGGAGCCGCTTAGGACCGTTGCGGTGGCAACTGCGATGCCGGTGGCGGCGCTGGTCGCGCCCGTGACCACGGCACCCTGAGTGATCGACAGGTTGCCGGCGGTGAACGGCGCGTAATAGTAGGTCGCATCGCTGGGCTTGAGCCTGCCGTCGAAGCGTTCGTAGCCATCCACCCGCCGCGTGCCGCGCTCGGCGCACTCGTAATTCTGGCAGGCGAGCAAGGTCCCCGGCTTGGCCGCGATCTTGGGCGTCACCAGGTCGAGCCCGCCCTGCATCAGGAAGGTGAACGGCTGCTGGCTCACCAGCCAGACCATAATGAGCCAGAGTTGCCGACCATCGACGGCGCGTTGCCCATCTTCGGCAGTTGCGCACGCTCGAGCTTGGATAGTTCGGATGCGTAGCGGATGCGCCAGGCTGGATCCTGATTGACCGCCTCGTCGTCCTCGGCGAGCAGGATCAGCGCCGCCCAGACGATCAGCCAGTGGTTCTCGACCGGCGCCTCGGGGATGTCGCCGTTGGCGGTCATCACCTGGGGCGACTTCTGGTACTCGCCGGTGATGGTATAGTCGTAGTCCGGATATGGCCCGAGCACGATCTGGCCCGCGCTGTCGATGGTGAAGCGCGCCGGCCGCGCCGCGGCCTGGACGCCGCGCAGGTAGGTGCGGCGGAAGCTGTCCCACTCCATGTAGGAGACCGGCTGCTCGTCCGAGACGCCGGTTGACGTCCGGTAGAGCGTGAGGCCGCTGTCGCCCCGGGTGCTGAACGCCCAGCGCGAGAATCTGGTGATCGAGAAGTCGCTCGCCTCGAAGCGCTGCGTCGGGGTGAGGATCGATCCGGTGAACTCGGTTCGCATCCACCCCCAGTCCGGGCGGATGGTCTGGATCTGCTGCCAGGCCACGTTCGTCCAGTTGACGCACTTCGCCTTGCGGCCGGTCTGGCCGACGACAGTCGAGATCGCCGTCAGGCTCGGGAATGTGCCCGAGAGAAATGCGACCTGATTGGCGATCTCGAGGAAAGTCACGTCAGTAGCCCGCGAGGCCGGTGGCGCTGGAGATACCTATCACCTCGCCGGTAAACCGGTTCCCCGCGCAGGCGCTATCGCCTTGCGCCTCCTCCGCGATGCTGGCCCGGATCAGTCTGATCTGCGCCAGGGCGAGACCGATGGCTTCGATGTCCACGACGGCCATCCGCTCATGCGCCAGCCGGTGGATCAGTTCGCGCTCTGCAAGTTCCATCACGCGATCCGGGTGTACGGGAACTGCTGGATCTTGCCGGTGACCTCGACGGTGCCGTTCTCGGTCATCCTGACCGCGTCGGCCTGCGCGTTGTGGATCACGCAGGCGGTCTCCCAGTCCACCGTGACCACCGATCCGCGGCCGACCTGAACCGCGGTCTCGTTGTAGTTGGTGAAGACGGGCAGATCGCCGCCGCTGTGGTGCTTCGGATCCTGAATCGGGATCATCAGCGTGACCTTGTCGCCGTGGGCCTTGCCGGGGAACGGATTGCGCGGATCGGCGCGGGTGGCGTCCCGGTGCGCGATGGCTTGGCGCATCGCCTCCTTGCGGTCGGCGGGGATGACCAGCTTGGCCGGGATGTAGACATCACCCTCCTTGCGGGCGCTGGTCATGAAGATGGCGCTGGCGAGCTTGTCGAAGACCGCTGCGGGCAGCGTCTCCTCGCCCTCGGAGGTGACGATGCGGGGCGGGGCGGCCGATGGCGCGGGGGCCTGCTCGACCGCCTCGGCGACGTCGATACCGCCGTCTTTGGCCAGCCCGCTGGCGTTGATGCGCGAGCGCAGGGTCGCGAGGCCGGGCAGGCCGGGCTTCACGTCGGAATAGTCGAGGCCATGGTCGTCGCAGAAGGCTTTCGCCTGCGCGAGCGTGACCTTGTTCAGGGGAGTCAGCATGGGGTGCTCCGGGCATGGGAAAGGCCCGCCCCGGAGAACCGGAGCGGGTGAGGATCGAGGGGGATCAGGAGAAGGGCGTCGCCGGGTTCGAGCTGGTCGGGCAGTGTGCCGAGGACTCGACCGCCCAGAAGCCGGCCAGGATGTCGACGAACTCGACCCAGTCACCGATGCGGTAGCCGCCGGTGGTGCCGGCATTCCAGGTGAAGACGTCCGAGGACGAGGTGCCGACGGCGTCGAAGATCGACTCGGTGGTCGCCGCGTCCATGTCCCAGATGCGGGCCATGCCGGTGAAGACGTCGGAGCCGGCCTTCTGGATGACGTAGGTCGAGGTATTCGCCACCGAGAGGTAGAACTTGTAGCGCGCCCCCCCGCCGGTCGAGGCGGGAAGGGTGAGGGTGACGATCGCGTCGCCGCCGACCTCGCCGAGGAGGTTGATCTTCCCCTCGTTCGCGGCCTCGGTGATCGCACCGGTGGCGACGATGGTGACCACCCGGGCCGACACGTCGGCCGCCCGGTTGATCTCCGCCGCGGTGGCGTTGAGGCCGAGCGGGATCGCCCAGTCGGCATCGACCGTGAGCGCTTTCAGCAGATCGTGCGCCGCCTTGCCGGCGGTAAGTTCGATCTGCCGCAGAAGCGCCTTCACGTCAGTCAGGGACATTGCCATTTGCTATGCCCTCACTGGCCGTACATGTGGTCCTGCGACCGGAACGCGATCCAGTGCAGCAGCTTGGCCTCCGTCGCAACGACCGAGCCGATGGTGAAGCCCTTGCCCGCGGTCGCCGAGCCCACATAGCGGATGATGTTGGAGGTGGTCACCACCCCCGCCGCCGCCGTCGAAGTGGCAACGCCGGAGACGAAGGCCGCCGTCACCGACGCGCTGTCGGTCTCACCCGGCAGATACACGTTCTCGGTGGCGATGACCCCGGTCTGCTCGTCGGTGATGAGGAAGCCAGCCGCAGTACCGGCGGCCCAGGTGCCCGAGGAGAGCAGCACCTTCTCGACGTAGAACTGCGACCCCGAGGTCGCGCCGGTGAGGAAGCTGTTGGTGACGATCTCGGTGGTGCCGCCACTGGTGAAGGCGAAGGCGAGGCGCGAGAGCGTGTTCTCGGTGTACACCGAGCCGTCGGTCAGGTTGGTGACCTTGACCCAGTCGGGATACCAGCCGAGGCTGATGTTGATGGCCGCGCCGTTGCCGACGATGAGGCCAGTCGCAGAGAAGTACGACATCGGTTTTTCCTTATTGGAATGAAGGGGATGTCGGGGCGTTGCCGCCCCGGATCATCACAGGGCGGTGGCCGCGCACTCGATCCTGATCATCCAGGATTCGTTCAGGCGCACGGCGGTGTGCCAGAACTTGCTCGAGACCGAGCCGCGCTGGCCCAGCTCGTCGCCCTTCACCCGCTGGCCGGCGGGGATGATATGCGCATCGACCGCGCCGAAGCCGGCCAGGGCCACACGCGCCCAGCTATCCCGCCCGAAGATCACGACCGGATAGACATCCGCGCTCGTGCCGGCGCTGGAGACCATCGTGGTCCCGGAGCCCGCCTTGGTGCCGCCGGCATCCTCGAGCACGTCGAGGTCGGCCGAGAGGACGAAGCGGATATTCTCCACCGCGCCGATCTCCTCGTCGCAGATCGTCTTGCGCGAGCCGTACTGGACGGTCGGAATGAAGCCCGGCAGATTGCGGATGTCCGAGCTCATGTCGGTGTGGCAAACCGCGATCCAGCAGGATTCGATGGCGCGCGTCGCGTACTCGATCCCCGGCGCGAGGATGTTGGTGAACTTGCGCGCCTTCTGCCGCTCGAGGGTGCGGACCGCGCTGCGAATCTTCGCGAGCGAGATCGGCGTGTTGACGTCGGTGCGCTGGGTGCCGTTGGTGTAGGCCACCGACGAGCCGGCGCGGACCACCGCCCAGTCGAGCGCCTCGTTGGAGCGACCGACGTTCTCGCCGACCAGTCCGGTCAGTTCCTTGACGACCGGGTCCTCGTGGGTATCCTCGATGTGGTCGGTGAATGCGACGATCTGGCCGTATTCCTGCAACGTCGCGGTGACGTCGGTAACGGTGAACGGCGTCGGGCTGGGTGTCACGCCCTCGACGAGCGGGGTGGTGAGCGCCGACAGGTTGTTGAACCTGCGGAACTTCATCACCTGGCCCTTGTTCTTGGGCATGGTCTTCATCGAGGACGTGTACTTGAGCACCATCGTGACGCTGGCGCGCTCGAGCATGTCCATCGAAGCCAGCACATTCGTGCGCGGGCTGATTTCGGTATAGAGGGTCATTTTGCTGTCCTTGGAGGATCAGCGGACCGTCAGGCCTGGCGTTTCTTCCGGAGAGCGTCAGCCCAGATCGCCTCGGGGTCAGCCGTGGCCGGGAGAGACGTCGTTGCCGAACCGCCGCGTGGCGGGGGCGTCGATAGTCCGGAGAGTTGGCGCTGGCGCCTGTCGTTGGTCCGCGTTGCGGGGGGATCGGCGGCGGGGGGCGTGCCCAGAGTTGCCTTGAAGCTGGCGATCATCCGTGCGGCCTGAGCGGCATCGGTGACCTGCTTCTCATTCGCAGCGTATGCCTTGGCGATCCATGCCGGCTGGTTCTCGTCGGTGACGAAAACCTGGAACGCCGGCCAGTTGGCCTTGAGCGTGTCCAGCCATCCTGGATGGTCGTCTTCGAGAAGGTCGGCCTGCTCGTCGAGATCGGCAGCGATGGCGGCCTCGCGGGCGGCCTCGGCATTGGCGATGTTCTCGTAGAGCGGCTCGGTCAGCTTGCGGACAGCGCCGGCGATCTCGGGATAGTCTTCGAGACCGGTGAGCGCGTCGTCGAAGTCGGCCTTGGCCGGCGGCTTGGCCGCGGGCTCGGCACGCATCAACTCCGCGATCTTGCGGCGCTGGCCGGCGATCTGCCGGTGATCCTTCTCGAACCTCTTCTCGAGGTCCTTGTATGCGTTGCGAAGGGGCTCTGGTGCGGTGGCCCAGATGTCTGCATCGGCGGCGCCATCGTCCGCAGGAGGCTCTCCTGCGCCGTCTGGGGCGGCCTGTGGCGGCGTCTCGTCATCCGCGGCCACTGGGGCGGCGGGGGTATCCTCTGCCGGCTTCACGCGCTCTGTGAGCGCCTCCTGCCACATGGCTTCGGACGGGTCGGCGGCGTCGGCCGCGGGTGCGGCGGGCGCTTCGGTATCTTTGGTCATGGAAGTTCCTTATCGGCGGCCCGCGGGCGGCCGGTTCAGTCGTAGAGGCCCTTGACGGGCTTCCCCGGGATCGGGGCCTTCGGCGGGGCGGCCAGCGCCAGGATTTCCCTGAGCGCGATCAGGCGGCCCCGTTCAAACGTGCTTTCATCGTGGCTCGTCCCGAACTTGTCGAGGCGGGCGCGGCAGTTGGCGATGCCATCCTCGCAGCGGTCGCGGACCGCCGGCCACTTGGGCTCGTCGCTCATCAGCCGAGGCGGTCGCGCTTCATCTTGGCGACGAGCGCGGCAAGCGCGTTCAGCGCGTCCTTGCCCTCGACCTTCGCCATGAACTCCCTGCCGCCCTGATCGATGACAATGCCTTTGGCAACCCACGCACCTTCGACGTAGACGAGCACGATCTTGTAGGTTTTCATGCCACTCCTCACGAATTGGCGATCTGCGTCTTGTTCAGCGGCTCCTTGGGTTGCGCCTTCACCGCGATCTCCGCGGCGATGCTGCGCTCCTTCTGGGCCATCTCGTCGCGCTTGATGCTTTCCTTGCTGGCCCGCTCCTCTCGGGAGTTGGCCAGCATCGCCTCGATCTGGTCGAGCTTCATGTTGCCCTGCTGGGCGAGGTTCATCATCGCGGTCTCGTGCGCCAGTTCGGCGACTTTCTCGCGGGCGTCGGCGTCGCGGTCGGAGATGGCGACCTTGGCCTGGGTCTCCTCCTCCATCAGGTCGAGCTTCCGCTTCTCGACCTCGGGATCGGCACCGGCCGGACCGGCCGCCTGCGCCTGCATCGCCTGGGCCTCGGCCTCGTCGGCGGCCGCCGCCTCCTCATCGCTCGCGATCAGCTCATCGGGGTCGAGGCTCAGGCTGCTGACGAGCTCGCGGGCGATCTTCACGCCCTTGAGGTACTTCGCATACGGCGATCCCGGCGCGCCGAGCGTGTTCGCGAGCATCAGCAGGTTCTGATTCTGCATCTCGCGCACGAGCAACGTGCTGGCGCCGCGAGCCTTGACGTCGAAGTCGCCCTTGATCTCTTCCTTCGGGCTGAACTGCATGTTCCAGTCGTAGAGCCGGCGCAGGTTCGGCACCGTCACGTCGTCGTCCCAGGCTTTGATGATGCGCTTGAATACCACGTTCGCGGCGGCCGTGCGCAGGATCGCCGTGCCGACCGGGGTGTTGGCCGGGATGGTGCCCGGGTCCTGCGCATCGTTCATCGACGGCACGCCGCTGGCGTCGTCGATCATGCGGTAGCAGAGGCCCATGATCGCCGAGAGCTCCTCGACGTGGCTGTCCGTCGAGAAGTTGTAGAAGGCGGTCCGCACGTCGACGTTCTGCCGCCCTGCCGTCTCGGTGAACTCCCAGGTCTTGCGCGGCCGCTGCTTCCAGTCGTCGCCGGCCTCGGGCTGAATCACCGACTTGTTGATGATGACCTGATCGCCGGTGGCGAGGCCGCCGTTGTCGATCACCATGCGGAAGGCGGCGTTGAGGCCCTTCTGTGGATCCCGGATCATCCGGCCGTCGCCGTAGCCCCAGATCGAAGCCTCGTCCTTCTCGAGATTGAAGACCGAGTAGTTGCACTCGCCGGAATCCAGCGGGTAGATGTCGAACTTCAGCGCATGCCCCTGGCAGAACCAGAGCACCGCCCGCACCTCCTCGAGCGGGTCGGCGTCGTCCATCTCGGCGGCGGTCTTCTCGTCGCCGAAGGCCATCGCGAGATCGCGCATGTCCTCGGCCGAGAGGGGCCCCGAGACCTTCCAGAGGTGGTAGAACTTCTGCGTCGTGTCGACGGTCTCGCCGGTCAGCGCCCGCAGCCGGGTGAGATAGACCGGGGTGCGCGAGTCCGGCTCAGCGGCGATGATCAGCTTGATCGCCTCGCGGTCGACGCCCTGCCGCTTGGCGAACTTGATGAGGTCGGTCTTGTTGTAGAGGTAGCGTTGGTAGTTGGTCTCGCTCTCGCGGATCACCCGAGCCAGCGGGTCGGGGAAGAAGCCCCACGGGTCCACACGGTAGAAGGCCGGCCGCGGGTCGTCGTGGAACTGGAGCCCGAAGCTGCCGTCCTCGGCCTTGGCCCAGCCGCGACGGGCGCGGTCGTTGACGATCGGACCCTCGATGACCCCAGTGCCGATCTTGCAGGCGTCGTCGATCATATCGCGACACTGCGCGGCGTAGTCGCACTCGGTAAGCTGGTCGTCGATCTCCTTCGACATCAGCTCGCATGCCGTGGCCGCCGGGTTGATGTCCTCGGGCGGAGCGGCCGGGGCGGCCCCCGGCATCGCCACCGGCGCGATCCCGGGCTGCATCGCCGGCCCACCGTTGTGCCCCATCATCGGCACCGGCGTTGGCTCTATCGCCCAGTTCTTGTCGTCGGTCGGGAACAGGATGTCCATGATCCGCGCCGACATCGCGTTGGTGCGCGGCCGGGTCACCGGGACGAAAAGCTGGCAGCCCCCGACTTCCTTGATGTTCTTGATCGTGTCGTCGTCGTAGCGACTGTGGAACTGCAGGAGGTCGAGGTGCCATTCCTCCTCGACAGGCTGGCGCAGAGACACGCGGCGGTCGGCCTCGGCCTGGTGGCGGCCGACCAGCGATTGCAGGCGGTCGTTGCGCGCCAGCGCCTCCTTGCCGTCGTCGGTCTTGGCCTTGGAGCGCGCCATTCAGTAGCCGACCGTAGCAACAACGACGGTCGTGTCTTTGTAGCGACCGCAGATTTCGTGCCCGTTGATCCAGAACTCAACTGCATCGTAGTTGAGATAGACAGGCTCCGGGGCAGTAGTGCGGAAAGGCTCTAACTTTCGATGTACCGCCACTCGCCACCTCCTGCCGTTGCTGAGGTCCATCGAGCGGGCGTAGCGCCATGCGGCGCGGATCGTCTCCGGCTCGCCCATCAGTAGCCGGCCTTCCTGTCGCCGACCGTGGCCACGCCGGATGACCGGCCGCCGGGCACCTGGCGCGTCCGCGCGATCTGGGCGAATGTCATCACGAGGTAGCGCATCGCATCCATCGCGTGATCATCCTTCTTGGCGATGACCACGCGCTCGCTGGTCTCGGTCTTGATCCGGTGCCGATGGTAGCGGCGGAACTCGTTCTTCCAGTTCGGCATGGTCGAGAAGACCTTCAGCCGCCCGGTCTCCATCCGCTCCCAGCAGGCGTAGACCCCGGCATCAACCGCGTTGTCGGCCTCGACGAGGTTGAGCCCGTGCTCACGGTAGGCCGCGATCAGCGTCTCGCCGTCGAGTTGGCTGCCGCCATGCGAGGCCGGATCGATGGCGCCGTACTGCCATGCCCCGCGGGCCTTGATCGCCTCGGCGTGCAGCGCGGGAATCTGCATACCCTGGTAGTGCTCGGAGACCAGGTAGAGGCAATCCTCCTCGACCTTCATCGCGCCCCAGATCGCCGCGGTGCAATGCCAGCCGACGTCGAGGCCGTAGGCTCGAGGCCACCATGCCGGGATCGGAAACGGCTCGACCAGCAGCCGCTCGACGTCGAACGGGTAGACCGCGCCGATGCCCTGGGTCGGGATGCCCTGGGTCCGCGCGTCGCGCATGTGCGGAGGATAGGATGCCAGCATGTCGGCCTTCATCTGCTCGTCTAGATGGGGGACGTCAGACCAACTGCAATCAGTTCTATGGCGAAATGAAGTAATCTCAGGCATCAGGCCTGAGTGATGAAGCTGAAAGCGTGCAGCCCCGTCGGCACGAGATAGAAGGGGACGCCGGCACTGATCGGCGTGTCGCTGGTGGTCGCGGACGGAGCGTCTGCGGCTTTCCAACAGGCCGCCGTGTCCACATAGATGCCGACGAGATGGCAGTCCGCTCCGATCGCCGCGCTGCCGCCGGCCGTGCCGGTGAAAGTCACCTTTTCGGTGCGGAGCGGCGGCCCGATGGGCGCCTGAATCGGCACGTTGTTGATGACGGCGATGTTGTTGTATTGGGTCACCCAGGCGGTCGCCATATGCTTTACGTCTCCTTGGGGTAGAAGAGCGCCACCATTTCGGTGATGCCCTCCAATGCCGTGAACGTGGTCAGCACCCGCCCGTTCGTGGTGGCGGTGCGAGTGACCATCTCCATGTAGACTTCCATCGGGGCCTCTTCGTCCGGCCAGATGACGTCCTGCGCAGTGCCCTCGAATGAGCCGCGGCCCTGCTCGTAGGATTTCATCCCGAGCGTCGACCAGCCGCCGGAGACGTGCTTGATCGGCACGGTGTCGACGAGATCAGGGCTGCCCTGCTTCCATCGCGGCTTGCCGATCAGCCCGCCGGGGATCATGCCGGTGCCGCTCAGCCGCTTATTCGGCCCGCTGCCCAGCACATCGCCCAGCAATGCCTTCTGCACGATGTCGCGCGTGGTTTCGTTGCTCTTGCCGCAGGCCCAGGCGCGGACCGGCCGCTTGACCACCCAGCCGGGCCACCACGGGCGATAGTCGCCGGTCAGGTGGGCCGTGCATTCAAACGATCCCATGATCGTTTTTCCAACGCGATTCGCGCAGAGTGCGCCGCGCTCGCGGTAGGTCGCCCCAGCCTCGTAGAACTCGAGATGCTTGGGGTAGAGATGACGGGCGTAGAGCTTGAAACTCTCGTCGCCGAGCAGGCTCGCGACATTGCCGTGCTCGTCGTAGGCCGTCTCGTCGGGGTAGAGCTCGTAGTAGCGGCGCTGATGCTTCCGGCGCTCCTGCTCGCGCAGAAGCTCTAGGTATCGCTCCCGCTCCTCGCGGGACTGGTCAAGCGGCATAATCTAAAATGTCTCGTCGTGTCGTTTTAGGCTTGACCTTTGCCACGGCGTGGCATATGTTGGAGTTATCAGAAGGGGAGATCGAGATGACCAAGTGGACCGAGGACAACACCGAAGGCTTCACCGAAGCCGAGCTTGACGAACTCAACGCGGCTCAGGCTGAGCTGGAACTGCTCACCGATTGGGACGAACAGAACATCAGCGATCTGCTGAACGACGCATGGGTTCCGGGCGCGACTGCCGAGTCGCTGGTTGCCGCCGTTCGCGAGATGGGCCTCGTCTAGAGTTATCAGAGGGAGAGACGAAATGACCACCGAAGCCGCCAAATCTCT